AAAAAACTTATTGCCGTATTGCTCGATAGTTTTTCAGCCATCGTGGAACTGATATCAACAGTTACCTCCACCCTGTCGGCTCTTGGACTATTTATTGGGATTGCATCAGTTGAAATGTATGGAGCTGTATTTAGATTATTTGTGTTATCTATCCAATTATTGTAATTTAATAGATATTGCTTTACTGTTCTTTCTGCGTCAAAAAGTGGCGTCCCTCCTAAAAATCCAATTATATGCCTATTTTCTATTGTAGCTACAAAACCATTAACGCTATTCCACCCTGATAAATCAAGCGAAAAATCGTAATTTTCCGGGTGCGACTTTCTCCCCCCGTGTTCGTGATATATTCCTATTGAGCCAGCAACAGGAGTAATAGTTCTTCTTGCTCCTATGCTGACTTCATCAAAATTATAAATATTTTCTAAATAGTTGGTGAAGCTGCTTAATGAGCTATATATTTTCCCGCTTCCTATTTCATGCTGTAATTTATTAATGATAACCCACTCGCCCGCTCTTTGAACCAATTTAGAATTACTCGCTATTAAAATTGAGGAAAGAATATCGTAACAACTAATCGAACGTCCTTTAATATCTTTAATCCTTTGCGAATCAACGTAATAACTGAAAAAAGCATTATCAGTATCATCATTACTAAAATCCGCCATCGTCTTAAGCGGAAGCGTCAACCCTGTTTTATTCAAGCATGAAACAGCCAATTCTCTGATATTTACAATCGTTGGCAAATCTGATAACGTTACGTTTTTAAGCGTACCTAAACGGTCACTGGCCGTCATGACAATGACGGGGTTGCTTCTTACTTCGATTGAAAAAAAATCAGGAATGATAAAGCCTTTCCACTTAACAATATTATTAATGTAGTAGGTAACCGCCAATTCCGTTTCATTTGAAGTCTTAAGATTGTCTATATTGAAATCTGTCGTTTCGTAAATCTCAATGTCGGCTGAACTTGAACGAATAGCTCCTCTTTTATCAGGCTTATCATTTTGATAAGATAGGATAAATGGCTTTCCTGTGCCCTCAACATCAATAACAGGTGTTGATGAGCCTTTCTGTATATCAACCCTTGCCTCAACACCGTCTTTATTGCAATATCTTAACCTGTATATCATATCAACTGTTTTATATCCTTACTACAGCCTGTTACGTCTCTGTTCTGCCGTATTCAGTACTCCAACCAACTCATTTGTGCCAATCTTAAACTCAACTTTAAAATCATCCTGATACTGCCCTCTATATTCGGATGGCCCATACGATGGACCTGTATTCCTCATTGATGGTGCGGATGAATAGCCCCCAGATCCCATTGAGCTTCCGATTTTTCTTGCTCCTGCCTTGAACATTGATCCTATTGCTATAAGTGCTGCGCCAGCTGCAATTGCTCCAAGTCCGCCAAGGCTTGTTAGTGCTAACTTCACCGCTTCAATAGCTGCTCCCGTTGCAATAACTTGCTGCCCCAACTGTACCATTATACCACCCATCGTTCCAAGCAATGCAGATCCTAACGCCTCCATAACATTGTCTCCAGAAACAATAGCTTCAGAAACAGCCCCGAATATGTCAGTCAATGAAGCTGCGAGCATACTTGAAAGGTCAATTGTAAGAACCTGAATACCCTCCGATAAATCACCCATTGCCGATTTAACCGATTCCATCATTTTGTCTTTTAGCACTTTCGGCTCAATGGTGGGCTCGATTATTGGCTTAAGCACCATATTCCCATCTTTTTCTGAAAATAGCTGGTCGAATATGGTTTCTTTCTTTTGCTTGTCAATTACGATACCACCGCCGATAATACTTTCAGGAACTTTCACTTTAGTTAACTCTTTCATTGAACTTGTTAACTTGTCAACCTTTTCCGCTGTATCTGCCGCTTCTTTTTTAACAGCCTGCATCGCTCCTGCTGAACCAGTCATCTCGTTCGCTGCCAAAGCTGCTTCGAGTGCTGCCTGGTCTAAATTAATTCCACCGAACGAAGCATTAACCCTGTTAGCCCATTCCTCTAAACCTAACTTTCTTAAAACCCATTCGAGCTTTTCGCCCATGAACTCCATTTGACCAACAACCCATTTAACGCCATTAGCGACCATCGATTTTATGTTAGTCCAAAAACCTTTAAAATCTAAGGTTACAAGAGAAACAAGTGCTTTTACTGAACTTGAAATGCCGGATGTGAATGTATTCCACATTGTTGTAACGTTTTTCACAACATCCTCGAAATTGGCTGCCAAAAGTATGATCGCTCCACCGACAAGTCCAATAGGCCCTGTCAATGCTACAAATCCAGCTTTTAATAACGGCAACATCTGCAATAGCTTGCCTATTCCTACGAGTAACGGCCCTATGGCTGCTACTGTAGCCGCAATTCCAACCGTCAGCGTCTGCATCTCCGGCGACATTGTTCTTATTCCAGCGACAATATCCCGTAGTCCTGAAATGACAGGAGTTATAACTGGGATCAACACCTGCCCCAACTCGGTTGATAAATTGGTTATCTCCGTCCTTAATGCTCTCATCGATCCGCTGGCTCCGTCCGCTTCTCTCGCTGCCTGCCCTTGCGCCGCCCCGGTCTGTTCGAAGATTAAAGAAAGTGTTGCGGCCTGTTTTGCTTGTAAACTAAGCTCTCCCGTGCCGTCAGATAGCCCCAACTCGAATGCTCTTGTCTTAATGAGTGCATCGTTAACGGCCATCCCGTAATTATCCAGCATGGTATTATTGCCTTTCAAAGCTCCGGTTAACGCCCTAACAGCGTCCTGCGTCCTGCCTCCGTACATTGCCGTAAGGTCTCCGGCTAACTCAATAAGTTTTGCTGATTGTTTGGCCGCCTCTTGTTCTGTAAGTCGTCCGATATTGATAAGCATTGATCCCATCAGATTGGAGTACTCTAACGCTTCTTTTTTTGCAATACCGTACTCCGTTCCAAGGTTATCCGACCAGTTTCTTACTATATCGGCATTCTCCTTGAATATCTGCCCGGTTGCGCCCAAAGCGTCCTCGAAATCGGCAGCCATCATGTACGCTTTCCCTCCTGCGGCGACAAGAACTGCACTTAATACGGATGCTTTCTTTCCTATGTTTTCGAACGACTTTCCAATTCCAGAAAGCCTTTGTTCAACGTTCTTCTGAAGCCCGTCGATTGATCTGGTCGCTTGCTCTACTCCCTTTTCAAAGTTGGCTATATCGGCTGTTATCTTTGCGGTAAAACTCATAGCTTTTTGTTATAATGATCCATTGCTTCGTTGTACTCCCTCATCCGCTGCTCGAATAGGGCTCTCATCTCGTCCGATACCATGCTTTTCTTCTTCTCGCCTATCGGCATAAAACTTTCGATTGATTTTGGAAACTTCTTGATGTCAATGTGTGAACCTATCGCAGAATAGTATGATATTAGTCTCGTGTGCTTCAATCGTTCTTCCTGCATCCGGTTGTAGGCAAAACTCTTAATCCTGAACTCACACCACGGCATTTCATAAAACTCTTCCAGCCTTAAACCTAATTCCCCTACCGCAAACGCCACTACGTCCCGATCCCAGTCAAAATCTAACGGGGTTTCGTGGCTTTCGGGTTTTTTGGCACGTTCGTTTCATTGTGTTTTACCCATAACTCCTGAATGCGCTGTACTTCTTCTCCGGATATACCTCCCTGTTCGTCCATCCAGTCGTAACAATCAAACACATCAAATCCTATCGGGTCATTGGCTACGTACTTGCTCCTTAACCCCTCACCGTGTATCAGTCCGAAAAATATCATGTAGGCGAATATCTCTATATTCCCCACTTCTTTTTTTACGATCTTTTCAACCTCTCCGGTTACCCACGAACCAAAGCGGATAGTTCTTTCTTTGTCTTTAAAGTGTATTTTCGTTTCAAACATATCGTTAAGTTTTAAAAGTTACCCCCGAAGGGGTAACTTGATTAAGGAGGTGTAACTTTTGGGTCTGTTTCTGAAATATCCCCGTTGATGGTGAGCGTGCCTGAAAAGGTTGCGTCTTCCCCAGCTTGAAAGGTGTCGTCCAGATTTGAAATGACAGCATTAAAATACTGTGCGCTTCCCCTGCCCTCTAATTTAAATGTCTGCTCCGCTTCCTGCAAAGCTAACAATTCGGCGTAGCTTACCGCGTCTCCAGGTGCTCCTATTGTCATCACTTCCGCATCGAAGTTAACCGTCCTGTCTACCCCGTCAATGGATTGGACAGTCTTTCCCTCCGTGCAGTAGTTCACTTTTTCAATAAGCCGCAATACGCTGCTCATCGAAGTTGAAGTAAAACACACGATCGGTTTATACGCTGCCGTATCATATACGGACAGTAAACCGGTGTGCCCTTTTACGTTTGTATTAGCCATTTTGTATAAAGTTTAATGTTATAATTTTCGTGAATGCTAAATTTTGATTAGTTATTTCCGTCATTGTTCTCGATACGGGCATTTCTACTTTCTGATAGCCCGCTAACTTACTCCCCCCCCTGTCGTCTCTAAGCAAAGCTAAAACTGCGTCTCCTATGTCCTCGCATAACTTCTTGCTTCCAACAAGCCCCCATTTGGTCACTATCCGTAAGGTTATGTTAAGATTGAATCTTGGATTGCAAAACGTGTGCTGCCCGTCATACTGTTGCTGGTTTTGGATAACCATGTAAACCTCCGCTCCGTCTATTTTTGGAATAGTCGTATTCGGGTTTACTATCTCATCGAATATCGGCACTAATGTGTTCTTGTGCTTAAACCCGCTTAACGCTGTTAAAACAGCTCCCCTAATTGTCGTCGACCGATCCATCCAGTATTTTGTTTAGCTCGTTTTTAAATTCCGCTTCCTTTACTAAAAAATTATTGTATAAATACGGGCTGCTTTTGAGTGTCCCCATTCCGTTTATGTAAAACTCAATTGCAATATCCCTTATCCATTGCGGATAATCTTTTAATAAATCGGCTGCGTAAAGTCCTGTTCCAAATTCGATATAAGCCGCCATTACGTTTTCACCCATCACGCCCACTTCGCCCTCCAATTCATCGGCCGTAAACTTCTTGTCTATGCTGATAAAATTCGGCGCCTGCCTGGTAGCCATCTCCTCTACGTCAGTAATCTTATCTACAACCAAATCTTTTATCTTTTGGATGGTTTTCCGTTGATACTTCTTCAGATTCTTTGATGTCGTGTTTATGACTGGCATATATCAAATATCCATTCTTTCTTTAATCTTACGTTCTCGACTACGGGCGAAGTAAGTATGTTGAACTTCTGACCGTTCCATTTTACTCTCATATTTACCGTCGGGTAAAAACCCCCTCTTACCTGTACCTTAACCCTGTAAGTTGATGGTAACTTCATCTGAACCTGTTCTATTGACCGTGATTGCTTAAGCTGCTCGATAGCTGCCCACGTGCTCAATTCGACCGTCTCGGATGGTGTCACCCCTCCGTAACCGTCCGAAGTTTCGCCCTCTGTGATAAAATCAATCTTCTGGTCGTAGTTCATATCATCGGTCTTATTGAAAGTCTCCTGTATGTTTTCATCGACGATAAAGAGCCGCCATCCCCTCGATACATAGCTTCTATGTCGTCTAAAACAGCTTCGTGCGCTTCGTGATTGGTTGCAAGATCAAGCTCACCGATAACGCTTGTCGCTCTCGCTATTGCTGCGTTCATCAACGATGTTATCAAGGTGTCGTGATCGTTGAAATCAACCCTTAATCTGCTCTTTACGTCCGCTAATGTCATGTCGTCTCTAATGTTTTAATCCTTGTGCTTAATGCTATTGCCAAAGCCTGAATGTCGGATGCTGCTTCCAGTCCGCTGGCAGCATCTGCTACTACGGCGTGATTATGGTTTCCAGCTGCCGCTTTCGTTGCGGTCGTCCCTATCTCCGGTGCAAACGTTGAGGGTTTTCCAGTTACGTCAGCCCATGCAAGAGCCTGTTTTGCTCCAACGGTCGCAAGTGCGGCATATGCTTTCGCACCGTCACCCTTTTTGATTATACCTGTATCAGATTCAATCATAAGGGTATTTGCCGGGTAAATCTTAGTGTCGGCTGCCCATTGTGCCGCTGTAGCCTCGTATGCAATTACGTTATAAAGTATTTTTGCCATTTTGTTAAAGTTTTAAAGTAGGGAGGAGTAACCCTCCCTACAAGTTATCAAAGAGTGATCTTAATCATTGCATTCAGGTCTTTAGCTACAAAACCGATCATTTCTTCCACACGGAACGTAACCTTGTTATAGGCAAAGTTTTCGTCGTGTTCTTCAGAAACTTTCAGTTCGGGTGCAAGACGGTTTATGAACTCAAATTCCGGTGCGGAAACAACATATGCAACTCCGGCGGTCAACGAAGGAACGGGAACGATCTGAACGTTGGCCTCCAGTCCGCTTCCGGCAAATCCCCTCAACATGTCGTTAGGAAGATCATACTCACCACTTCCAACGGCCTTGTTGAATTTAACATAAGTCAGGTAATCTGCCTGATTCATCAATACGTGAGTAGGATTGAAGTAATTCCCCAAAAGCTGGTTGAATGCTGCATCGATAATCTTTTCGGCCGCTATGGTTTTTGCCCCAGAATAGGCAACTGCACTTCCTGCCAGATAATCGGTTATATACTTGTTTTCTGCAGCGAACAAACCTTTATTCGAGTATAAAAGAGTATTCGTGATGCTGCCCTGCAAGTACTTCACATTCAAAAGAAGCTCCCGGTTAACGGTTGTCATACCTGCCAGCCATTTGATAGGCACATTTACATCCTTGTAAGCGGGTGATACGTCCGGCTTCGGCTCGTCTGCTCCTTCCGTTCCTGTTCCTCTCGCCCATTCTGCGGCTGCTCCGGTGATTACTCCTCTCTGCGGAATAACGATGGCTGCGCTGTCGGTAGATACGTTCGGGAAAATGTTTCTCAAATACAAGGGAGAATAAGGACTATTATATAGGCTTCTTCTTACCTCGTCTGTCTGTAACGACAATGTGGCTGCGTCCGTCCAGCTTGCGGCTGTTACGGCTTTCATGGTTAGACTCTGCTTTCCGCTCAAATTCTTGAGTATCTCCGCTCCGTCCAAAAGTGCTTCGGAAATGGAGTCGGCAATGCTTTTGTGTGTTTTTTCTTGCATGGTTGTCTGGTTGATAGATTTAACTCTCGCCTGAAGTTCTGACACTTCCTTTTTCATGTCTGCCTTCAGTTTTTCGGCGTCCTCTTTTGAGAATACCCCATCAAATTTCTTTTCAATTTCGCCGACCGCTTCATCTACGGTGCTCTTGGCTGTTTCCGAGGCTGTCTTTTTGATGTTTTCCAACGCCTCAAGTTTTGCTTTTTCTAATTCGTCCATTTTGTTTTTAGTTAAAAAGTTTATAAAAATCTAAAATCAACTTGGGCGGCTCATTAACGGGAGTGGAAGCGTCCGGCTCCTGTCCGAGTGTCAAAAATTGTTCTAATGATTTAAGTATGTTGTCTGAAAATCTTTCGTTATATGCTTTTTCTATCAGTCTCCAGAATTCCTCCTGGTTGGGCTCTGACAGGTCTTTCACGGCCTTTACCGTGTCAATTAGTGAATATTCGTTGGCGGGATCGTCGGTGGTTAATACTGAAATCTCCTTTAACTTGTACTCGGCTACCTCTGATTTATTCTTTGTGCCTCTTTTAACTATCCACCCCCCTATTGACAGCCCGCTTTCAAATCCGTTCTCTTTTAAAAACTTAGTCTCCAACCATGCGTTTCTACCGGCCTCTGTCTCCATAGCCATCTGCGCTACCATCTTCAATCCGTATGTATCTGCTATATCAAGCTCGGTTGGTACTCCAACCAATCCCGGTTGGTGGTTCTTGAATATCTTTATCTTGTTCTTTCGCTCGGTAACGGTCTTTGCGAATGATCCAGGCAGGGATATATCCCCGTCTGAATCTTTTACATTGTAAACGTTTGCATATCCAACTATAATCCCGTCCGATATGTCCTGTATTTCACTTAAGGTCTTGATTATTGCTTCCATATTATTTCCATCTTTTATATAAAACTTGACAGCCACAGTTTATCACGTTTCCTGCGCTTGCGTTAAGGTCGTGCGGGTGTTTCATGTGGTCTGTTTTTCCTGTGTTCGGGTCAGTTACAGACCATGTCTCTTCTTTTCGTATCATCGTTCCGTTATCTAAAGACAAGTGCCAGTCTCGAGGGTCTTTCGCTCCACGGTGAATCCATATCTTGCCTATCTCTCTCCCCGAATCTCTCTCCCAGTCATCCGCACTTTTGGTTTTAGAAATATTTACGGCGTTAGCTGTTTCCGTGCGAGCAATCATTAAGGCCCTTTTTGCGGATGCAATTCCTCCATTTTTTATTCTTTGTGCAATAACCTCAAATTCCAACCCCTCGGCGGTGGCTCTCTCTGATATGTGTCTTAGCCTTTCTCTTGTGGTGTCGTCTATGTCTGTTACTTTTTTGGCTAAATTCGCTTCCTTGAATACCTGAATCCATATTAACCATTCGCTTAAAAAGAATCCAGCCTTTACGGTCTCTCCCTCAAGTTGCTTCCATTGCCTTGGGAGAAAGAATGTCATCACCTCGTCGTATAGCTCGCTGATTACCGGGTATAGTGCGTTATTGATATCTCCGTGCTTCAAAAAGTGTTCGGATTGCTCAATTAGAGCTCTGCGGATGGCTTTGGCGTGCCTCTTTTCGTAAGAAGCAATTATCCTGTCCTCAATCTGTGCCATCCTCCTGAAATTCATAACTTGTCCTTTATAACTATGAAAAAATCATCCCCGGAATACCCTATAATTCTATCGATGAATAGTGCTATATCAAGCATCATATCCCAGAACTTGTTAACTCCTGTCACGTGAGCACCGTCTATCAGTTGGTTCACGAACACAGGAATGAATCCGTACATTAGTCCTCTATGTGTATATCCTAATTTTTCCGCCTCTTTCTCCGTCATACGTTATAGTCGCTTAGTGGTACTAAACCCTGTTGAATGAATATCTCGTTTGCGTATGGTTCTTCGCTCTCGTCAGATCCCTGCATTACTCTTACCTCGTTGATCGAATGTGTTTTTAGAAACGCTTCTACCTGCGTGTCTGAAATCCTTAGCTCTTCATAAGAGGAAAGGTCATAGTCGATTATATATGTTTTGTTGTCTCTATTCGAAAAAGGTTCTACCAACCATTTATTAAGCTTGTCCTCCTCCAATGAAAGGTAAGGCAGCACAACATCCATAACAAGTCTCAATCGTCCCTCTCTTGCGTTCTGGTAGGTAGGATTAGGATCAAACAATACCGCAGGAACATTCCACAGGTCGCACAATTTAACCCCTGCGTGCTCTAATCCCCTTACGATGTTTAGTGCGTCTGGCGACAGCCCTATATGTGTGTATTGAAGTGGCATTCCCGAAACGACAATCTTGTTCTTGTTGTACGCTCCGTGTATCTTCGTTTCTACTGCTGTTTGTGTGTTCTCTACCTGATCAGGAGTCAACCAAAGGTTAGGGTCAGCATGATTAGGTGAAATAAGCCCCTTTGCGCCCTCGTTCTCTACGGACTTAATCCAGCTTTGAATTGCGGAATCGTCAAGCTGAAGATATTTAAGCCCTGCTAAAAGAGGGCTCATCCCTCTTAGTTGTGTTCCCGAAGCGTCGAATACGGGGTTTGGCATCTTCAAATGAAAAACATCACTTGCCGGGATCTCCCTCGTGAGTCCGTTAAACAGATTGAGCTTCCACGCTACCAGCCCCTCCGAGCTAACCACTTGTGTCATTAAATGCGCAGGAACTACGTGCAAACTTAACGCACAATCGTCATCCCCGGCCTCCCTGTAAATGAATGTTTCGCCCTGAACGAAATAAAATATCCTCGCAAGAGTGATGAACTCCCTCCATGTCTGTAACGTGTTCGGGTTTTTGAGTAGTTTTACAAGATCGTTATCCTCCGGGGCGTACTTTAATTCCTTATGCACGTAAAGCCTATGTTTGGCTACCGATATGTCGCTGTCCTTTCTCGATTTTGACTTAACTCCTTTTGAATCGATATAAACGTATGGTGTTGATGCCGCACACTTGTCAGTAATCTTCTTGATGATTGAATATATCTCCCCGTTAGACGTGTACCCCTTTGAAATGTAGTCCTCGGCGTTGTAGTTGTACAATACAACAGGTGAATTGCCTATAAATGTGGAGTACATGAACGACTTCGATACCTTATTTTTTCTTCTGAATAATCTCATCTTATTGCAAATGAAAATTTGTGTTTCGGATTTAGGCTATATCTTAAAGCGTCTATTGCGTGATTATACATATCAATCGGTTTATTTGTTGATATTCCGTCTTTGTTAAGTGCCCAACTATAAGATCTTAACTCTTTAATTAAATTGGTGCTTCTTTTTGTTACATAAATAGGCTTGCTTTGCAATCTATCTATTCCGGCTCTTACGCTATCTGCACCTTTCACCGCTCCTTTTATATTATATCCGGCATTGTGAATTTCTTGTATTGATTTTGGCTCTGCACTATCTGCAATTATTTCATCGTAATTTTTTTTTATTTTCAATGATTCTAATTTGCCTATAATATGAGAGTTTAACATTCCGGTTTGATAAATTAATTCTTCAACGTAAAAAGCATCATCTGTTTCAAGTGTCTTAACTAATGCTGTATGGTCATTTATGAATCCAAAATCTAAACCATAGATATAATTACCTTCAGGCATCCTATCCACCTGCATCCAGTTTGAAAAAATGATCCCCTCGGTTACGCCGTATTCGCAGTCAATGTGAATCCGCCTGAAGTTTTCGTCCCTGGATGCTCTTTTGGCGATCCTGTTTTTTTCGGTCTCAGGAAGAAAGGGATTATCTAAGTAGTTAGATTTAATGGTTAAAACTTTATCGTAGTTTGCTGCCCAGTCCTCAACCCAGAATTGAGCGGTCGGGTTGAAGTCGGCTATCACGTTTTCCGTCCGTCTTGCAAGCTCATCCCAAACATCTTTTTTCAATGAGTTGATCTCGTTTCCGTATAACCAGTCTCTACGTGCTCCAAGTGCCTTGTCGATACGGTCAGCGGAAAAGAACTCGATTATCGTTCCGGTTGGTGAAGTCCATGTCGATTTTGATATGTTCCAGTTCTCTTTCCCCCAAAGATTTAAAGGTTTGCATATTCCGGAAAGTATCCTTATTGCTCCGATTTCCAGGTGCGGCCTACTCTCCGAAACAACGGTAATGATCAGATCGGGATGGGTTACCGCTACTGAAAAAAGATATAACATGTTGTCATATGTCTTTCCCGATCCCGTTCCTCCACGGTGGATGCAAATCTTAAAACCGTCGTCAAAGGCCTGACGGGTCTTATTGTATATCGTTCCCGTCTTTATTTCCATAATTTATGAATTTGATGTTTAGGCCTGTTCCGGTTATCTCCTGTTTTGTTGGTGCATTGTAGCCCAGCATCTGATTGATTGCGTCCAAACTCTTTTGCTTGTCGTACAATTCAATCTTCACATATTCCACATCGATAATTTCCGGATCCTCGTTGGTTCCGATGTTCTTTTTTAATATTTTGGTCGAGATGCTTTTGATACAAGCCTTCTGGTCGTCTGTTAATTCGTCAAAGTCTTTTCGCTCTATCCATGTTTGATGCATATGAGCGATAGATGAGTAGGCTATTTTTTCATGTTCCTTTAGAACCCTTAATGCTGAAATCTGTGCAGTTTCGGCAAGGTTTAATTGCATCTCGGATATTCTTTTTTGTATTTCAGGTTTCTTCAGGTTTTCCCATCCTATCGAATAGGATGAATCTTCACTATAACCAGCGTTTAAAGCTGCCTTTGTGGCGTTAAGATGCAGAACATACTCGTAGCAAAATTTTTCCTGCTTGTCAGTAAGTTTTATTTCTTCTTTTTTCTGCATACCTC